GCGTCTGCTTCAGACCCGTTGGCGCAGTCCTTGCCGGTCAGTTCCTTCGCCAGCTTGACACGCTGCTTCCAGTGCATCTTTTCCCAGCCGTCCGGCAACAGGCCCTCACCCACCACCGGGATTTTCAACTCGTCAAAAGCTGCGGGCTCCGGGGAAGCCGGGTAATCTTCCGGGGCCGGTTCATTGACCGGCTCAACGTCGAGACGCTCAAACCCATCAAGGCGAAGCGCCTTTGCAATCAGGTCCGGGTCATTGGTTTCAACCGTCTGCCCACGGGGGAAGTTCATGCCCCATAGTTCCCGATTATCCCAAGGCCCGTTATATCGAAGGATTGCCATGTCTTGCCTCAAAAGTAATTCTGCGGAACGGTCTGGTGATCCTGCTGCATCGCAATCACCTCGCGGATACGGCGCATGCCGATTTCCCGCATTTGCTCGCACTCGGCCACCGTCATTTCTGGAGCAAGTTTGCGCCCGCAGTTTCCGGCAACGATAAGCGTCAATCCGCGCATCACCGCTTCGGGAATGTCGGTCAGCTCCCAATACGCGATCCGGCGCTCCTGCAATTCAGCATGAGCCTCAGCAATTGCCTCATTGGCTCGTGCGGCGTCTTCTGCGGCGGCTGTTTCATTGCCGCTAAGAACATAAAGTTCACGCAACACCCGTTCCACAAGTTCAGCTTGCGTTGCCATATGGCCTCCTTTGGCAAAGGGGCGAGCAAGAAGCCCGCCCCTGCCGTTTCATCAGGTCATGAACGCGATGATGACCACACCGGAGCCGGTCGTTGCTGCCGTACCGGACAGGGCGACCGTTGCGGTGATGTCAGTATCAACGGACACCGACATGGTGACAGCCTCGTCCAGTGCAACATGGCCAATCGTGCCAAGCGCAAGGTCAGTTGCGTAGAAGTCACCGTCTGCCGCCGTGCCAATGTCCAGCACGTTTGTAGAGCCAGCATTGAACACAACGTCCACGTGAACACCGCTCATCGGTTTGATAATGTTCGCGCCTGCCGGGATGGTGCCCATTTTCAGGACAACGCCGTTATCGGCAAACGTAATCGCACGCTTCAGGAAGCTGATCTGCCGCGTGTAGTTTGTGAGAGCCTGAGCACCCATAGCTTATTCTCCTTCAGTGTGCGGATCAGGTGGCGGCAAAGAAGCCGGTGATCATGCCATGGTCGATGCCGTTGTAACGCAGCTTTTCTGCGCTCCAGAGGCTTTCGACGCCGACGCCCTTGATGAACCCATAATCATCTTCCTTGCGCTGCGTGGCACGGGTCGTCTGACCCCACGCAATGCCAAGCGCCTGAGCGCCCGTGAAATAGACCGGGTACACCGTAGCCGAAGACGCGCCGATGGTGCCAACGTTGCTGATCTCGGGGATTTCCCGGACCACAACGCCGTCCACAATCAGGTCGCCGTCCTGGAAGATCGGGTTCGATTCAACATCGCGCGGGCGGCCATCAAGGTTGATGGTACGCATGTCGATCTTGAGGTCCGAGAACGGTTCAGGACCGACGAAGCACACGAAGTATTCACGGCCCTGCGATCCGGTGCGGATCGGACGGATCGACGGCAGGTCAATGCTGTCACCCTTCTGGATACGCAGGCGGCGCTTGGCCATGCGCTTCAGAAGAGCCAGCGAGGACACGGTGAACTTGTCGTTCGTGGTGTCAACGTTGGCAGCAGCTGTGGCGAACGTGGCGTTGTAGTTGGCTTCTGCGTTGCCGTAGAGGATACGGTAACGGTTGGCCGCAGACCATGCGTTTTTCTGGGAAGCGGTCGATTCCGAGAAGAACACTTCTTTCGGGTGAGCCTGTTCGGTTGGCGAAACGCCTTCCTTGTAGGCCGACGACAGTTCAGTGATCGAACCAAGCGCGTTGATGATCGAGTCCCGCATGTCGTCCATGTCGCGGACTTTGAGCATGTCCTTCGATGCGTTCAGCAGGTCGATGACCGAGTTCTGCTCCTCGGATTTCTTAATGGCGGCGGCGAAGCGGTGCCAGTAGGGCTTCAGGTCATAGCTGAAGTTGCCCAGCGCTTCTTCGTTGCCGGTCAGGGTGCCTGCGCCGACGTTGCCGCCGGAGAAAGCCGTGACGAGCGGGATGGTGATGACCTGCCCGCCTTGGATGAGCTGTTTCTTGACGACGAACGGCGAGTTCGTAGACGTGCCCATGTAGGGATTGAACCCACTCTCCCGAACGTATTCGGCAAAGTAGTCTGTCTCCCATTTCTTGAGGATATTGCCCGTTGCGGGCGTAGTGAATGACATAGCTGTGACCTTTCAGGTGCTACTTGCGTTTGAACAGCACGTCGAAGCCGTCCGAAGGCTCACCGGTTGCATCTGAAGTGCGGGGCTTGCCGGTGCCTGCCAATGATGGCGGGACGTTCGGCCTTGCCTGCGTCTGGACCTGCGGTTGCCCGCCTTGCATGGCTTGAAGACGCTGTTCAATGAGGGCCTCAAGTGACCCTGCCTCGTTCAACATCTGCAATTGCTGTTCGCGCTTGTACCATTTGACCAGCTCGCCCATCGGGTGCGGATGCTGGAGAAGCGTGTAGCTGTAGGCCGAAGTCGCCGGGTCATTCCGGCAGGCCTCGTCAAAGGCTGACCATGCTTCACGAACGGTTGCCTCGTCATTCTGCTGCGATGCCATGAACATGCTCATTTGCATCTTCTGGGCGTGCAACGTCTGTTCGAGGTAAGAACGCGGGTCCTGTTCGAATGCTACCTGTGGCCCGGTAAACTCCGGCGCCTTGGGTTGCGTCTGGGTCGTCGATCCCTGAGAGCGCTTTAGCTCCTGGAGTTCCTTGCGGAGGGCTTTGACAACCGACAGAGGGACTTGGGCACCTTCTTCATCATCCGACGGCGGCTCGGTGATCTGCTGCATTCCGGCAGCTTCTTTTGCGCCCGTTTCGGCCTGCGTCGCTTTTTCGGCTGCTTCCCTCCGGACAAACTTCCCATCGGGTCCGCGTTCTGGTCCGCCTGTAGCGGGTTCCATGCGGTCAATGGTCTGTTGCGCGGGTTCAAGGGCAGCATCCTGCTCGGCAAACTCGTCAAGAAAGTCCTTTTCTCCACTCATCATCATCTCCAAACGCCCGTAACAGCGGCGGCCTGATACGCCCGGTCCCCGGCGGCGGGTATTTGCTCAGGGCCTAAGCGGCCAAGAGCAGAATGGTTTCCTCGTCGTCTTCCTCGGCCTCGCGCAGCGCTTCCGCGCGCTTGACCAGCCAGTAAACGAGAGCCTTTGTGTCTTCCTGCGTCGTCGGAGGCGCGACCTTGCTGCGCCTTGCTTCCTTGCGGAGGCGTTCGCGGTCCTTGCGCTTTGCGTCATCGGCTGCGGCCTGCATGGCTTGCAGGATCAGCAGGTTGATGCGCTCAAGTTCCTTTGCCGGGTCCAGCCCGCGCTTTTCAGCGACAGGCAGCGGGGGCGGTTCTTCGTCCAGCAGTTCGGCAAACAGCGCCTTTTCATGCCGGGCAACCGCGAGTTCGCGCTCTTTCGTCCATTCCACATACTGAGGGACAATCGGCCTGCGCCTGTCGTCCTTGCCGCCTTTGCGGACCGGTGTGCTGACCGGCGCTGCCCCGTCTCGCAGCGTGCCCGTGAACTCAGAAAACCCCGTGAACAGCCCGAACATGGCGTTCGGATCAGCCTCGCTGGCCTGCCCGCCAATGCCGAGGAAATACAAGCTCCTCCAGAACTCAGATGCGAAGACGCTCATTCAAGATCGTAGACCAGAACCGAACGGTTGCCTTGGCTGTCCACCGTGGCCACAATGCGGTCCTTGGTATCCTCTACCGCGTTGCGAATAGTGACGGTCGATGATCCGCCCCCGGACAGCTTGCCTGCCGTTGCCGCTGCCACAAGGCGCAGCGCCTGTCTCAGGGTCAGCCCGCTTTCAATGTCTTCCGAGTCGAGCAGGTAGCTTGAGAACCCCTGCGCTTCCAATGTGACCGCCGGGGCGAAACTTCCCGACATGGACCCCGTGGCGTATTCAATCGCCCCGAAACTTGCCTCGCCCGCAAACGTCCCCAGCATGTTGCCCGTCGCCAGCAAAGTGCCTTCAAAGGACGCAGCGCCGTCGAATGTACCCGTGCCGTTCAGGGCTGCTGTGACGTTGCCCTCAAATGCCGCCACCCCGGCAAATGTCCCGACACCGGAGACGACAAGCGCGCCTGTGCCTGTGAATGCCGCGACCCCGTCGAAGGTGCCTGCGATATTGCGGCCCTCTGCAATCGAGGCCGTGAAGACTGCAACCCCAGCCGCATTATTATGAGCGCTCAGCCCGCCCGGTTTCTGGGGCATGACCCAGCTTGATGGATGCAGGTGCCCGCTCGGGAACCCGGACTTTGCCGACCAGCCCAAAGCCGTGAAGGCGTTGCGGTTGAACTTTCCCCAGTTGGCATGCAGTGAATACGGGTAGGCATTGTTCGACACAGCCGCGCCGACAAAGCGCGCAGTCCGCATCCCGTCCCGGAACCCGTTCTGGTGCAGCGCCATCAGCCGCCAAATCCATAGTCGAAGTCGATCATGATCGTGCCGGCTGAAGTCGTCGCACCGGTCTGGAACATCAGGAACTGAATGTTTGCCCCGTCCCGGATGCGGGGCAGCGATGGGAACGCATTCAGGAAATCCATCTTGGTATAGAGGCCCGTCGCAGGCACAGGGATTGTCCACAGGGGCTTACAGAGGCCGATGATAACCGTGCCCGATGCGTGCGCCGTACCCGCCCAGACAAGCGACACGATGTCAGAGACACCCAAGTCACCAGCCGCCAAGGGCAGGAACGGGTTATACTTGTTCGCCGCCGTGCCCGTGTTCAGCAGTTGCCCGATGCCCAGCGAGGCGGTCGAGGTGAACGTGGTGGTCGCCCCGGCGCCGCCGGTCGTGTCGAGGTAGTTTACGATGCAGGTCGGCGCGTTGGCGCCCAGAGCCGTGTCAGCCGCCACAAAC